TTACATCCACATAATTTGCTGCCCTGACGGCAACGGGTGCGGCCTTACGGCGTGGACTTCTCCCGGCTTCACGATGTATCGCTGTACCGACTCATAAGTGATGAACGTGGCGCTGCAATTCACGTTCTGACACTGGTGATAACGCTCTTTTGTCGTGTCAGTGATATAGCGACTTGTACGCGCATGTGCGGCATGCTGGCATAAAGGACAATGAAACATCGCGAGCACCTCTTCCGGTTTTGTTGATGGTGCCATTTTAGTTAATTTATCCTTATAAAACAAACAGATAAACAATAGACATCACTCATCACCTTCTGTTTCGTACTCCACATCAGAAAGCCTGACCTCAAGCTCTAAGGACGTCGTGAAGCCGCTATTATTCAGAAAATGTGTCACCTTAGTGATTGTCCAGTCCTGCTCGTCTATGACGCGCTTAAAGCCTGACACTTTAACCGGTGTTTCCGTGTAAATATCTGCCCGACCGGTAGCCAGGCTGATGGAGAACTCCGCAACGCCCCGTTGCAGTTTATCCCACTTCGCCTGAGCGGCGCGCATGGCCTGCGCTTTCGTGGCATATACCGTGGTCAGGGCAAAAACGTTGTCAGCCTCACCGGCCATGTATTCACCTTCACGCGCTTCCGGTACTTTAGGCGCTTTCTTCTGCCTGACCGGTTTCGCTTTCGGGTGCTCCAGTGCGCGCAGGTGTTTCTCTTTCTTTTTGCGTTTCAGTTTTACCTTCTGCTTTTGAGGCTTCGGGTCTTTGGTGTGTAACCACTTTGCCGTTACGCCGGTGTAGGCTCCACGGTCAGCAATCGCAAAATGATGGCGGTCGCCGTCGCTGCGGGTTATGGTGACCTGCGGGATTTTTTTACCGCTGGACGTCACCCCCTGCCCCGCTTTGAGAAACAACAGTTTTCCCATTTTTACCGACACCTCACCGCCGTTGCGTTCAGCAAGGCGGGTCAGGAATTTTGCATCAGACTCCTGCGACTGGTCGATGTGCGGGATTTTAATTCCGGCCAGTGACGGAGCGACACTGGCTTCCAGCCTGTTACGGGAGGCTATCGCCTCAACAATCGCACCGAGCGTGGTGTCATGCCAGGAGCCTTCACGGCGGGAATTGAGCGTCCCGCGAAAATCTGCACTCCGGGCGCGGATGGTGACCACATCCGGAGCGCCCCGGTGTTCAACCTCATCAACGGTAAATGTCCCTTTGCATACCAGGGCAAAACCTTTCCAGCCGATATAAACCGTCAGGACAGCGCCACGAACCGGCAGCCCGACCTGCCCGTCGGCATCGTTCAGTTCAATATCAAGCTGGTCAGCCTCAAAGCCCCGGTTATCCGTCAGGGTCATACTCATCAGACGGTCGCTGATATTGCCGGTAATATCCCTGCTGTCGAGCATCAGCATGTAATCCGGCGTCAGCGTACTGCCTGCATCAAATGTCAGCGCATCCAGCATTATCCCGCCCCCGTCATACCCGTGAATTTAGTCGCCAGACTGCCAGCCTTACCGATGAGCGATTCCGCCTGTTTACCGATATCGCCATAAAGCGCGGCCAGTGATTCATCAACGCGGGTGAGTGACAGCGTAAAATCAATTTTCCGGGGTGTGCCGTCTGCAAAGAAAATACTCCCTGTTTCACTCACCTTGCTGATGACATACATGCCGTAAATCATGCCCGTGCCATCCAGCAACGGCCACGCCCGGCCTTCCTCTGCCATCAGTCTGAGCGTGGTCATCGTCAGCTTTCCGCCGGTCAGTTCAGGATAAAGCACACCGGCAAGCGTGATGTTTTCCTCACCCGCACCGAGAAACTGAAAGGCATCCCGTTTGCCGATACGGGAATTTGACGGCCAGCGATAATCTGATTCACGCTGCATGGTCTGGTGTGGCAGCGTCTGGCGCATAAAAACAAACATACCTAACGCGAGCATCATTTTTCGTTACACGCCGGAAATGAAAACCGCAATGGTGCTCAAGGCAAAAGACGTCATCCGCCGTGGCTGTCTGGAATATGACGTCAGCGCCACCGACATCACCAGCTCGTTTATGGCTATCCGCAAGACCATGACCAGCAGCGGACGCAGCGCCACTTATGAGGCCAGCCGCAGCGAGGAAGCCAGCCACGCCGACCTCGCCTGGGCGACCATGCATGCCCTGTTAAATGAGCCACTCACCGCCGGTATCAGCACCCCGCTGACATCCACCATTCTGGAGTTTTACTGATGAGCAAGAAAAAAGGGAAAACACCGCAGCCAGCGGTGAAAACAATGACCGCCAGCGCCCCGAAAATGGAGGCATTCACCTTTGGTGAGCCGGTGCCGGTACTCGACCGCCGTGACATTCTGGATTACGTCGAGTGCATCAGTAACGGCAGATGGTATGAGCCACCGGTCAGCTTTACCGGTCTGGCAAAAAGCCTGCGTGCTGCCGTGCATCACAGCTCACCGATTTACGTCAAACGCAATATTCTGGCCTCGACATTTCTCCCGCACCCGTGGCTTTCCCAGCAGGATTTCAGCCGCTTTGTGCTGGATTTTCTGGTGTTCGGTAATGCGTTTCTGGAAAAGCGTTACAGCACCACCGGTAAGGTCATCAGACTGGAAACCTCACCGGCAAAATATACCCGCCGTGGCGTGGAGGAGGATGTTTACTGGTGGGTGCCGTCCTTCAACGAGCCGACAGCTTTCACGCCCGGCTCCGTGTTTCACCTGCTGGAGCCGGATATTAATCAGGAGCTGTACGGCCTGCCGGAATATCTCAGCGCCCTTAATTCTGCCTGGCTGAATGAATCAGCCACACTGTTCCGCCGCAAGTATTACGAAAACGGCGCTCATGCCGGATACATCATGTACGTCACTGATGCCGTGCAGGATCGCAACGATATCGAAATGCTCCGCGAAAACATGGTGAAGTCGAAAGGCCGCAACAACTTTAAAAATCTGTTCCTCTATGCCCCACATGGGAAAGCCGACGGCATTAAAATTATCCCGCTCAGTGAGGTCGCAACGAAGGACGATTTTTTTAATATCAAAAAAGCCAGCGCCGCTGACCTGCTGGACGCGCACCGCATCCCCTTTCAGTTGATGGGAGGCAAGCCGGAGAACGTCGGGTCGCTGGGTGATATTGAGAAAGTGGCAAAGGTCTTTGTCCGCAATGAGCTTATCCCGTTACAGGACAGGATTCGGGAAATAAACGGCTGGCTCGGTCAGGAGGTCATCCGCTTTAAAAACTACTCACTGGACACTGACAACGACTGAACATCGCCGCCTGCGGGCGGCTTTTTTACAACCCGCCATCACGCCCTCACACGCTCACCACCGCACAAAACAGCCCGCAGACACACCAACGCCCCGGCTAACAATCTAAACGCCATCACGACGCGCTCAGACGCTGAAAAAATAAAATCAGCACCACCGCCAGCGCGCAGTGCTTTCCCCGCCTCGCCCGCCCGCTTCATGGGGCAGTTTGAATGCAGTTGAATCACTATCTTTAACCCGCACCAACACTACCTGAAGCTCATCAAAAAGATATTTTGAAACAAATGCATTATCATGCAACGTAACCATACAATATTGAGAATTGTGTTCTAGAAAAATCCAGAAGGAAAAACATGCAGATCAAAAAAGGAACAGTCTGGCATACTTACACAACCCAGTCACCAACATATGACAATGCGGAGGAAACTGCATCGCAATTAATCAAAACAGGTATGTTTTTGGCGATTTTAACCCCTGATAACACTTTTAAGTGTCTTTCAGGCTGTAATGTGTTATCAACAAAGTTATCAATGAAATACGAGAATAATGGAGTTAGCGTCAATTTGGGTGATGCTAATTTTTTAAACTCTCCCGGCTTATGCGATTTAACAATCCATTCATTCTACAATTGTATCAACTTGAGACTATCAGAAAACAAACTATTCCATATCACAGAGCAATCATATTACAACAACATTATTTGTTGTCAAAAACCCATTTTATTTGGTTGCGGAGAAAATGAGTTTTTCTTAATTCCAATAATACGCCTATATCGAAATGGCATATCCCATATAACTTTCATCGACGAAGAACGTTATGATAATGAATTAAATTATTTCATTGACACAAAAATAAATCTCCCTTTTAATGCCAGCAGTTCAATCATTGCCAGCACGGAGTATACAAACAGAGTCATTGAGCTTGACTTATCACCAATGAATTTGGTCCAGCGAGTTATAGCCAAGAGATTATTGTCAACACAAATCAAACAGGTGGAAGTAAAATCAAGAGATATATCTTGCGACAACTTAACAATCAATGGAAAATATATTAACTACGCAAAAGAATTTGAACTACAAAATAGCTTAAGCGATATCGCTCGCACCACAATAGCAATAATTCACAACACATTAAGAAAAAAACACTAAAAGATATTTTATTTGGCAGAAAAACAACAGACTTCTATCATGGATGGCAAGGGAAACCTAATATTTATATTTTTAGCCATGACAACCAAAAAAGCAACGCCAATAAAAATAGCAAATACAACAAACAATTAATATCTTCACTATTAAGCAAGAGCACTTTTTTTAATGATGAAAAAGACAAGCAAAATCACATCGACCTCAGAGTATTTAATGACTTTAATTATTATTCAGAGCAAGGAGCAACCCTCACACTATGTTCAAAAAAAGTAGAATTTAAAAACATCACAGATTCGTATTCCGAATCAAATATCATATGGGACAACCAAGTAAAAAGTGACCTGAGAGATTTTATATCTTTTTTTTACGAATCCAAAATAGAACAAGTCAAGAATGAGAACAACCATATTGGCCTAGCCACAACCCAAGAGGAAATCATTCAATTTGAGGAATGGTTAAGAGTCTTTTCAAAAAAATATGGAGAAATACAAAACATTATATCCAACAACGTCCAGTCAAATGATTTAGAACTGGCTCGAAAGAACCTTGCCAAAATGTTAAAATCAAGAATGCAAGTTATAAAACTAAAAGATGCAAGCAAAAACGAAATAAGCAACAGGAATATTACTATAACGTTTGGCTTAGTTGCCTCAACATCTCTCTCACCTGTGATAACGAAACCACTCTTTGAAAACTCAGGTATTACCAAGATAATAAAACATCTTAATCTAGGTGGCTATACAGAAACCATTTATTATATTTTTTCCGCTATTTTTGTATCAGTAGTATTATTGTTCATCAATAAACTCAACAGAAAATAATCTCCTACCCCTGCGTTTATAAGTGGGGGTATAAATTACAAAATAGAACCTACATACCCATAACAAAATAAATGATTTTTCATCAGAGGGCTTACACTCTCTTTGCACGCCAGTCACAACATCTTACTCTATTTCAAGGAACTATCTTCTTTACTGATGATTTTGTTTTCTTATACCATGCATTAACCCCCCAGGATTTTCCCGAAACCTCATAGCCATATTAGTGAATAACACCGCCATCAGACAAAATAAGCATCTATGACACATGAGAATTAATCCGCTTGACACAAGAAGCACCCACCCTGTGATTTTTGAAACATTAACTGATTATTTTTATTACTTGGCTCACGATGAGTTATACTTCGACAGAAGGTCACTCACAATGATTTTCTTAGCCAAATTAGATGCTCTTTTATATTTGAGTTAAATTACATGCTAACGATTCAATATAATTTAGTCTTCTATTTCAGTATACTATTGACCTTCTTCTGCCTTAGAGTCGCTCTGCATACCAAATTAGTTGTGTTTTTACTCAAATGGATAACGAGAATCCCGGCCACTCATCAGCGACCGGATACGTGAATTTTTTCCCGTCGTAATTTACGGTTGCCCCACGCGCCAGCGCCTCAAGCTCCCATCGCTGAGGCCTGATACCATTCTGAACAAGGTCAACGCGGATACGGGTGATTTGCATTCGTTCCGACCGGGTCAGTCTGGCCGACGGTGCAATTTCATGTGTTTTTAACGGACTTCCGTTTCTTTGCTGACGATTTGGTGTTTTCAGACCGTGTTTTAATGCTCCCCTGAGCGCCCTCACGACCTCCGGGTCATTCCATTCGATAACACCGTCATCAACCAGATTTAGCACTGCTGCAGCGTGCTCAGAAGGTGTGGGAGCCGGTAACGAAGCATCACTACCGGTGAGCTTTCCACAGTTATTGACAGGACTCCGAGGCGCGGCGATGCCGCTTTTTAAAGTCAAAGGCTCAACGACCGGAACTTTCGGCACAATGCGCCAGTCCGTCGTTCTGGTGATATGAATATGACGCGCGCCGAGATGCGGCGCGTAAATGCCGACCACTCTCTCGACTTCTTCCTCGTACTCGTTAACGTCATCCGACAGACTACGGGCGACCCTGACAGTCTGACAATCGCGCGGGACATTTGCCCCGCCCTGCGCGCTGATATACAGCGCAAAATCACCACTGTCTGCGGCGGCGCGTGCAGCCTCGACGCGCTCGTCAAACTCATCAGCAATGCTGACGCCGCGAGGCAATTTGCGTAGTTCACGGTAAGCCCCCATTGTCGGCAGGCCAACCGTTTTAAATTGCGGAATGCGCCACGTTGACGCCCATGCGGTAACAGCCGCTGCAGTGTCTTTCAGCGGCCTGCCGGTGTCGTTATCGAGCTGACCATCCAGTGCATAGCCGTCGATGTTTTTTGAAATGTATTTCGCGATATATCCCGCAGCACCGCCCCGGTTAAGGTGTTTTGCCTGAAAACGGTTTCGCGCGGCTCCTCTTTCGTCGCCATCCTCTTTGAGCGCATAGCGACGCATGATTTCGATAATCTGGTTACGCTGGCGTGGATGACAAAAAAGCATCATATGCCAGTGCGGCGTTCCGTCGTGGTGTGGCTCGACGACTCGCAAACCGTAGACCTGTAAATCATTATCCTTGAATGCCGTGCGCATCAGGCTCCAGATACGGCAGAGATAACGCTGCGCATCCTTTGGATTAAATGCCTCATCGTTCCAGCCGTGATTAAGCTGAACGGTTTTACTTTCGCCTTTTCCGACCTGACGTGTCGGGTGATACTTTGACGGCGCGGTCAGCGTGATAAACATCCCCACATCACCCTCTGCGGCGGCGTAACGCTCAATACCGGCAATGGTGTTCATCAGCTCCATCCGGCGAATTTCAGGATTAGAAATACTGCCCATCACCTTACTGATAAGGTCGATGCGCTCGCCGGTTTCCCTGTTTTCAAGGTCACACGATTTAAGAAATTCCAGATTTGCCTGGCGGCGCGCACGCACATCACGAATGGCGTGTTTACTGGCATAAGGAGAACGGTCTTTATTGACCTCCCCGACAGCTATCAGTAACGCCTCATGCCAGCGCATACGCTGGCCTTTAAGCTGATGAGTCCACCACTCATCGTTAAACAGGCGGGCAATGGCAGAATATGCCTGCCTCGTGGTCATCTGTCCTTTACGGTATTTTTTCCAGTAGAGCGGGGAAATATTGAAAGCACGTGCAGCGCCAGCAACATGACCATACAGGTGAGCCTGCGCCTCATCCGTAAACAGCGATTCTTTTTCACCATGCGCATCAACCCATGCATCGCAGAGTTCCTCATACATCATGAAAAGCTGCGATGAGATACGGGCGGCAAACTTTTTCAGCTCCTTGTCATTCATTCCCGGCAGGCGCGCATAGTGGTCACGCTCTGCCAGAAACAGCAACGACGCGTCGGTGTTCATTTCATGGCGCTGATTCACACGCTCAATGCGCGGCCATAAACGACACTGAAAAGTAGATGTGAGGAAATAAAACCCGTGCACCGGGCTTTTATTGCGCCGGATGTAGTCATAGCGTGAAGTAAACAGCGAGCGCAAAAAGTAAGGCAGGCGGTTAATCGTGGATAAAACACCTTGCACCTGACGCATCTCGTCACGTGTAAGAGGTCTTTCGCGCCCGACAGCCTCGCGTGGCGCGTTCCATGCATAAGCACCGGTAAACGCCTTACCGGTGCCTGCGGTAAATGCTGACGGAGGGACAAAACGCCCGGAGACTTTAACGGCCATATGAGCCAAAAGCCTCTGAACAACGCTTGCTGAGTTGCTCAACCTGCGCGTTTAAATCAGCAAAAGATTTTGCGCTTCCGGTCAGAATATCGTGATGCATCAGGCCGGAAACGAGCTGGCCTAATTTCGGGTAATAACCAACCACCGCCAGCCATTCCTGACCGGCGTTTTTACCGCTTTCCGCTCTCTTTTTCTCGTGGAGAATAAACTGAAAGCTGTCACTGGTAACGACATAACGTTCGCCAATTTCAATACGAATACTCATGCCGTTCTCCGGTAATGTTTGTTTTTTGCTTCAAAGACTGACTGACAGGAAACACAACGCGTGGCTGACGGATAAGCCGCACGACGGGCAGCAGGTATTGGCGCGTCACACTCTTCGCAAACCAGCGCAGAAACACCGCAATGTTTTACCCTTGCCGCGTTAATCTGGCGCTCCAGTAATTCAGCCTGTTGTTCCTGAATAAAATCTACGTTGTCCGGCATTACCAGCTCCTTTTGTCGTTCAGCTTCTTAAATTCATCAGCGCAATAACTGGCGAGTTCTGTCGTTAATTTTGTCAGTTCATCCACTGAGGAAATTTGCTTGTGGAATACAGCGCGTTTAACAAGTAAATTGACCACATCAGACAGGAGGTTTAATTCACTCTGATAAATCGCGATAACAGATTCAGTTATTTCGCGCTTCTCTTTATCAATACCAAGTTGAATAAGAGACAAATCACCATTTTTCATAACGGCGATTTTTAAGGCGTTATTCAGTAATACAACCGAACGAGAACAGGACATCAAAGCACCTCCCCGCGAGACAATCCGATATTGTGAAATTTTTCCGACTCCTGACTGAGCAGCTCAACTATCTCCACGCGGGATAACTCCGCCTTTGTGATGTGGCGAATCATGGCGTCAAGATGAGAAGAAAAGCGCGTCGCAGCGTCGGCCTGTGCTTCGGTTCTGGCCTGTTGCAGCAGTAATGCGTATTTACCGCACTGATTTTCAGAAACTGTATGCATGACTTTCTCCAGGCAAAAAGAAGCCCCGCACGATTAAGTGCGTTAAAAACTCTGGTTAATTATTTAATGCAGATATTGCTCTGGTTTTACCGACGTCAGAATTGTCGGTGCATACTCAAACAGACTGAATAATTCACGTAATGCACGGAATAAAGCATCACGCCAGTAACATGATTCTTCATTAATTCGCCAGTACGGCTGATTGAATTCTTTTTCTGTCAATCCCGCATGCATAAATAAAGTACGACGCTGACTGACTGTTAAAAAACTAATATATGCATACTCACTTGCGCCGACCTGACGGCGTTTTGAGAATGCGCCACGCAATTCATCAATTGCACAAACCAGTCGTTCACGTTCGACGTCGTTCATTTCTTCAAAACGCATCGTTGCGTGACGCTGTTTTAACTGCGCATGAAAGCAAACCGTTAGCCGTTCGCGCTCCATCATGTGATTATAATAATCACATGTATCCTGCCAGCGAGGAACGGCAAGATGCTTACCAATTATCCGTCGCATAGCTGCTGGCTGTTTTTCAACGAGATTGAGCGTCATCACTGTCAT